AACACATAAGATGTGGGATAAGGCGATTGACCATCTTAAGAAAGGCAACCCTATTGCAGACATTACCAGGAACTACTCAGTTGCTAAAGAGCATTTAGAGTTACTCAAAGCAGTTAAATGACTATTAGATAAAGGATTTAATTATGAAAACACAAGAACTAAAAATAACATTTACACAAAGTGAAGAGCAATGGTTGGAAGCGAGAGGCACTCGTTTTACCGCATCAGAGATTCACAAATTAATGGGGTCGAGTCGTAGTGGCTCACCCCTATCCAAGACGGCTGAAACCTTTGTGTATGAAAAGGCAGCAGAGATGCTTACCGGACAACGTAAGGAAACCTTTGGTGCAGCATTAGATTGGGGTAAGGACAATGAGGCAGATGCCTTCCACATATTTAATACAACCTACTTTAACAACTTTACCTACTATGGTGGTGAATCATTCGCATTCATTCCCTATGGTGAGGCAAGTGGCTATTCTCCTGATGGGTTAAGTGAGGATGCTATTGTTGAAATCAAATGCCCATTCAACTCCGGTATACATCTCAAGAATTTCACTATTGAAGATGCTGATAGTTTAAAGCAAGTACATCCAGAGTACTATTGGCAGATGCAGTTAGGTATGTTAGCCACAGACTTGGACAGAGGTTTCTTTGTATCGTACGACCCACGAATGCCACAAGATAGAATGTTGCACGTTGCACAGATTGAACGTCACGATGTTGAGTTTGAGATTAATGAGAAATTGGAGATTGCAAATGAACTATTGCAAGACATTTTGAAATAATAAAAAAATAGTTTAATATTGTGATATGGAAACACCAGTAATTTTTGTACCGATTGGAATTGTACTTTACATCATCGGTGCTGCATTGTATCAAATTGGACGTTACTATTTTAAAAAGTTGAGCCAATATGTTAGGAATGCTAATTTAAAGTAATACCTTTGTAAGGTAAACAACAACCGAGGTCAGGCGGTTATGTTTAAAGATATTTGCCCGTATGGGTATGAAGGCTGACCACTTCATACTTATGCGGGTTTTTTTATGCAATGGCAAAAGATAAGAAATCGTTTATCCTCTATTGTGATTTGATACACACAGTAGACCAATTAACAGATGAGCAAAGTGGACGGCTCTTTAAACATATACTCCACTATGTCAATGACAAGAATCCAGAAACAGAAGATGTCATAACCAAGATTGCTTTTGAACCAATCAAGCAACAACTGAAAAGAGATTTAGATAAGTACGAGAGTATACGACAACGTAACTCTGAAAATGCTCGTAAGCGATGGGATGCGACCGCATCAAGTGGTATACCAAAAGATACCAAAAATGCCGATAATGGTAATGATAATGTAACTGATAATGTAAATGTAATAAAGAAGAGTAGGTTTGTTAAACCCACGCTTGAGCAAATCAAAAATGAATATCCTAATTTAGATGCCTTACGTTTCCACAATTACTATGAGAGTAATGGGTGGATGGTAGGTCGTAACAAAATGAAGGATTGGAAAGCAGCAGCAAGAAATTGGTTATCAAAAGAGAAACCATTAAGTTTGAACAAACCACCTAAAGCAACACTTGATGACTAACCAAGAACTAATAGGAATATTTTTAACCTATCCAGGAACACACGTTCACTTAACCAAACTCAATCCAATGTGGTTAGAGGGTAAGGATAGGGCTATCATTGAAAGGATGCGAGAGATGTATTTAACTAATGAACCAATAAACTTGCCATCTATTGGGATGCAGTTTAAGGAACACGTTTCCTACATTGCTCAATCAACCAACCTTGTTAGCACAGACGTTCACACAGAGAAGATAATTTTTAACCTTGAGGTTCAATACAAAACCAAACAGTTAAGGAATGCACTTGCCAACTTTGATATAAAGCAAGAACTACCAGATATAATAACTAACCTTAACAACCTAACCCAAGATGCACAATTGTCAATACACAGGTCAAGCGAGTATATGACTTCAATAGCAGGGAAGGTAGTTGATGAGATTGAGGAGAGTGTTAAGCGAGGTGATGTTAGAATGGGAATGCCTACCGGTTGGAAGTACCTTGACAAATACTTGGGCGGTTGGAACAAAGGCAACGTGATTATACTTGCAGGTAGACCGGGAAGTGGTAAAACTGCAATGGCTATGAATCTAAGTATCGAGGCAAGTCAGTTCGGTAATGTGTTATTCTTTTCGTTAGAGATGAGCAAAGAGGAACTTGCAAAACGATTCTTGGCTACAATGGGAGAGATACACAACTACAAGATAAGAAATAGCAAAGTAACTGTTGATGACCTTGAGAGAATGGCAAGGGTGCTGATGAGTTTTAATGGAGAGTTTCACGTTGACGATGATGCAACGATGACTATTTATGATCTTGTTGGCAAAGCACGATTGCACAAAGCAAAGCACGGATTGAACTTAGTTGTCATTGACTATATGCAACTACTTAAAGGTACAAAGCAAAACCGAGAGCAAGAGGTGGCGGAGATAAGCAGACAGTTAAAAATAATGGCAAAGGAGTTAGGGGTTACCGTGATAGCATTAGCACAGTTATCAAGAAAGAGTGAAGAGAGAGCAGACAAGCGACCTTTACTTTCTGACCTGAGGGAATCCGGGGCTATCGAACAAGATGCCGATGTAGTGATGTTTCCTTTTAGACCTGCTTACTATGAGGAGGAGAAACCAGAGATTGAAATGGATGCCGAGTTGATAATTAGAAAAAATAGACACGGAGAATGTGCAACCATACCTTGCTCATTTGAAGGCAAATACACACGTTATAAAGAGATGATATGAAACAAACAAAACTATTTGAAACACAAGAACCTGAATGGATAAAAGAATGGCAGGATATGCCTGAATTTATTCAAAAGGAATCAAAAAAACCCTATGCTCAAATTACATTTAGATTTGCAAACGAAAAAGATTTAAATGATTTTGCTAAATTAATAGGTCAAAAATTAACAAACAAAACCAAATCTGCTTGGCATCCTGCTATTGAGAGAGGTATAAATTCAAACAAACTTTATGTTTATGAACCCGAAGTATCCGATATACATAATAAGTAAAGGCAGATGGAAACGTAGGCAAACATCTAAAGCATTAGAAATAATGAATGTGCCTTATCATATTGTTGTTGAACCTCAAGAATATGAACTTTATGCAGCGAACATTGATAAATCTAAAATATTAGTATTACCATTTAGTAATTTAGGGCAGGGGAGTATACCTGCGAGAAATTGGGTTTGGGAACACGCTATATCATTAGGTGCAGAAAGGCATTGGATATTAGATGATAACATCGATAGTTTTTATCGCTTAAATCAAAACATGAAGTTAATAGTTACCACAGGTGCTGTTTTTAAATGTGCAGAGGATTTTGTAGATAGATATGAAAATATTGCTATTGCAGGATTTCAATATAACAGTTTCGTTTTTAAAGATTCCGTTGTTCCTCCTTATCGTTTAAATACTCGCATTTATAGTTGTATACTTATAAAAAATGATATTAAATATAGATGGCGTGGTAGATATAATGAAGACACAGATTTAAGTATAAGAGTTTTAAAAGATGGGTGGGTGACAATGTTGTTTAATGCTTTTTTAGCCAATAAAGAAACTACAATGAGGGCAAAAGGTGGCAATACCGATGAACTATACAAAGGAGATGGTAGAAAAAAAATGGCAGAAAGTTTAGCAGAGCAACATCCTGACGTTGCTACTGTTACTTGGAAATTTGGCAGATGGCATCATCAAGTTGACTATCGTAGATTTAAGAGTAATAAATTAATCAAAAAACCGAATATATATATACCAAAAGGTGTAAATAATTATGGAATGAAAATCAAGGAATATGATGAAAAAATGTACATAACAACAATATATCAAAAAGGATTATGAAAGACTATTACCCAGAATACATCAGAGCAAAAACCCAATTAGCAAGATTGAAGGTTGCTCACCAAAACAAAATCTCAACCCTTGAAAAAGAGATAGAGAAGTTAAGACATCAGATTGCAAGGCCTTACAAACCATTAATGGCAAATGCAACTCTTGAGGAACTATTGGAAGTGGTATGCCGAGCAACCGGTGTACTACCTTCAGAGTTGTGCAGTAGGTTTAGAAACTTGGAATATGTAAGGGCAAGGCATTTGTTTTTTTACATTGCCTCAAGGCATTTAGGATTTCACCTAACCAAAATAGGGTTGTTTATGAATCGTGACCACTCAACGGTAATACACGGCAAGAATGCCTATCAAGATTATTTGGACATGGGCTTTCAACCAGAGTGCGACTATTACAACAACACAATAGAAATGTTGGGAATTTGTGGACAACCTACCGAATAATAGAATAAACTTTGGAATATCAAAAAGGCGGATATCATAGAGGAGTTAACCCAAGCCCAATGGTTGAGGGATTTTTGTGTCAAGATAGCAAAGGAGTTAAGCAACGACCTTTATCAAGAAGTCTTTGTAATTCTATGCGAGAAACCAAGCGAATGGATAGAGTGCAAGTACAACTCTGGATATTGGGAGGGCATAGTCATAAGAATCTGTTTAAACCAATTCTATGGTAAACGTACAACCTTTGACAAGCATTTCAAACAACCCATCGGTCTATATGATACAGAGGAGGTGCAATTACCCTACATTGAAGAGGAACGATACAACGAATACTTCTACAAGAGTATCGAGCAAGTGGTCGCTAAATGCGATTGGTATGAAACGAGGATTTGGCAACTCTATTCAAAAGGGGATACGGATAAGGGTATCAAACCTCGTTCTGCTCGATCAATATCAAGGGTAACAGAAATATCAAGACAAGAAATTTTAAGAGTCATAAACGGCATAAAGAAAAAAGCAAATGAACACTTTACTACACATTATAGGCATATCGTTCTTGGCGATACTGTTTGTTAGGGAGATTGGCTACCGATTCATTAAGCCATTGAGTTGTGAACTATGTATGGCATTTTGGATGAGTGCATTTTGGTTTCACTCTTTGGAGGGGCTACTATTCGCATCGGTATCTGGATTAATAGCAACACTTTTAAATAAATATATATGACACAAGATGAAGCAAAATACATCATTGATGTAATCAAACCACTATTCCTTAAATGGAAAAAGGAACAAGTACTAAGAATGGAACCAGAGGTAAACATTGAGTTCCGCAAGATCTACCTAAAAGAGAACGGCAGACCATTGCCCACCTGCTCAAGTTGTGTGGTAGACGGAATGCTATCAATGATTATCAGAGCAGAGGCACAATACGTTGAACCTATCCAAGCCAACGAAATTGAAATAACCACAGACGAACCAACTGAAGATGCACCTATCAGCAAAACAAGAAGCAGAAAAATTCGTAAGTAAGTACTGCACGAGTGGTAAGGTACTTGACATTGGCTCAATGGATGTAAACGGATGCCTAAAGGATTTGTTTGAGGGATTTGAGTATATCGGTATGGATATGGCAAAAGGCAAGAATGTGGATGTAATCGGCACAAGCCACGACATACCATTTGAGGACAACACCTTTGATGTGATTGTATCAACCTCTTGTTTTGAACACGATGACTTATTCTGGATTTCCTTTCTTGAGATGTGCAGAGTCCTAAAACCGGGAGGCAAGATGTATATCAATGCACCATCAAACGGCCCTG